TTTTTAGCGACCCAGATAAAGTTTCAGAACTTTATAAACAATATAGAAATGAAGTAGGTGGTAGTTATAATACATTTTCTGAATATATTAAGATGGGTAAAGCTAACGAAGAAAGAAATAACAGGCGACAGCTTAATATTATATTAGGAGAGTACGATAACGAAAAAGATGGTATGGAAGCTGTTAATAATATTTTAATAAATATGGATGAAGGAGACAGAAACAGGTTGTTTAGTATGCTTGATGATGAAACTTATAGTAGATTAAATCAAATGTACGATACTGAACCTAAAGGCACTCTTGAAAAATTAACAGATTTTATTACAGATAATCCTGAAGTTGGTATACCACCAGCATTTTATGCGGCTTATAGATTTTTTAAAAGAGGTAGAGTAGCAGGAGGTGGTAAAGTTGTAGATGAAATACTTGACAAAGCTAAGAAAGCAACAAGGAAACGTGGTAAAAGAAGGTCAAAAGCTAAAACTGGTCCTATAACAAGAGCTTTACCTTTACAAAAAGGATTACCACCTAGAACACCTAATGACCCTAATACTATATATGCAAGAGGAGAAACTGTTAAGCAGTTACCCGGTCAAGTAAGTAAGACTGGTAGAAGTGCTCAAGACATTGCTGAAGAAGCGGCTCAAGGTGGTCGTAATAGAGCTAATGCAACTTTTTCTTCTAAGAATATACAGGATGCAGAGTTTGAAGAGATTATAAAAAAACAAAACGCTACTATACCAACTAACAAACTTGATGGTTTAATGAAACAGGCTGACGAAATGGTAAAGAGTGGCAGGATGACTTCAGTACAAGCTAAGTCATTTAAAGATGTTATTGAAGAAATGGTTGAGAATGGTGTAAAGATAACAAAAGTAAATGTTGCTGAAGCATTAAAGACTAGACCGGGTGGTATGAGGTTGTTAGAAAAGATAGCTAATAAAGAAATGAGTTGGAAAGGTTTCTTAGGTTATGGTCTTGCAGGAGCTGTTATAGGTGGTAATGTTGCATCTAAAGGTGCTGAAATGTTAGGGTTTGGCGAAAAGGGTCAACAAGTAGCAGATATATCAGGTAGAACTATAGGAGCAGGACTTCCTATGATTATGAATAGTTTAAAAAGTATGGTTCAAGAAATGGGAGCTAAGGGTGTCTATGAAAAACTATTGCGAAAGAAAGGAACAAAGTGGATGGCTAAAAAGGTAGCTACTGGAGCTTTGAAAACATTAACTGCTGGTAGCACAACATTAGCTGGTGGAGTTGGAATAGCACTAGGTGGTGCTATGTTAACGGCAGATGCAATAGAAATTTACAACATCTTAAACGAACCGGATTAATAGATGGCAGAACCTTGGAAGCCTCAAGCAACTAAAGAGCAGACAAGAGAAACATTAACTAAGTATAGACTACAACCAAGTCTATGGGATGGTAAAGAAAAGGAGATACAGAATCTCCAGAAACACGCAGAATACCATCGTATACCTTTTGCTCGAAGTCAAAAACATCAAGATAGTTTTTTAGTAGGAGCTGTAAAAAACTTTGCTAGTGGATGGCTAGAAGGTCACAGTGCTAACATAGTACAATTTGACAATCAACCTAAAAGCGAAGCTGAGTCTATAGCTAGACAACTTGGTAGTCTATCAGGTTTTGTAGGATACACACCCGGTGGTAAAGTATTTAAATCTCTTGCCGCTATAAACAAACTAACCAGAGGTAGGTCACTACCTTTAAGAGTAGCAACGGGTGCACAGAAGCTTGTGTCTAAAGTTGGCTCACCGATTGTAAAAGAATCCCCTTCATTAAGAAAAATATTTACAGAAGAAAGCAAGATAGGTGATGCTTTAGCGGGTGCATTCCACCTTGGTGTTGCAAGTGGTGTATCTGATTGGAGAGGTATAGTAGACGAGGGTATGCCTAGGTTACAAGAAGCTATGATAACTGGTGGTCTTTTTGGAGGTGGGTTTAGACTAGTCGGTAACTTAAAAGGTTTAGGAGAAAGACTAAGACCTAGTCAGGTAGACGCCGCTACTGGTATACCTATAATGAGTAAGCTATCTCCCGGACAAAAGTTTGATGTATTAGTTAAGTCACAAATATCTGGTGTTGGTGATTTGTTATACTCTGATTATAAACAACCTGACCTACCTGACTCGCAAAGAATATACAACTATATACTTGGTACATACTTTGGTTTTAATGAAACTCCATTACAATTAAGAATATCTAGAAAAGCAATAGCAGAAACTGTTAAAGAAGGTTATGCTGGACCAGATGGTATACCTGACCCAGAGCTACACCCTAAGTGGGATACTTGGACAAAAGAAGCACAAGACTATATGAAGAGGGACTTTGAAGAGTTCTTTGGCAAGACAGATGATGTAAAGAGAGCAACATATCGTTTGTATCAACAGTCTATGAAGAATGGCAAGGTTACTGAACAGGATATGATGGATGAGATGGAAGCTATGATACAACAGAATATGGATGGCGTTGAGATAGGACCTGATGGCAAAGTAGTAGAGCCAGTAACAAAAGCTGATATTAAAAAGGTAAGAGAGATAATTAAGGACAATCCTAATAGCGAAGATTACCAAGACCTTGATATGCATATAAATGACCTTGCTAACCTGCCGGGTAAGATAGCAGGTACAGGTGGCTTTGTAGATAGGTATGTTATGCCTAATAAAGAGAATCCTAATGTAGCCGATAGATTAGTCGAGTCAATAAAAATAAGCAAGAAATGGGATAGTTTACACGGAATACAGCAAGGAGTAGCCAAGCCTAAGAAAGGTGCAGTTAAAGAAATGTATAAGTGGCTACAGAAAACATACAAAAGAAATGAGTTAACACAACAAGAAAAAGATTGGTGGAGAAACTGGGCAGAGCAAACAAGAAAAAAGAAACTGGTGTTGCAAACTTATTATGCTGATGGTAAAACTTTATACATTGACAAAGGTGTAAACGTACTTGGTAATAAAAAAGAAGTAGTCTTTGAGCCTCCTAAGATAGAAGAAACATACAATATATTGTCTAGAGGTCAAGGTGGAAACTTTTATACAGTGTTTGACCATTTTGTTAGAAAGGGTAAAGAGTATGGTCTGACTGATTTTAACAAGCTACAACAAGATTTAAGTAGAGAAAAGGGTAAAGTCAAAGCTGAGAACGTCATTAAACAAGTAAAAGCAAAGGTAATGAAAGACTTAGAAGCTGAGGGTTACTACTATGTAGGTGGTCGTGGTGATAAAAAAGCTATGTACTTTATTAAGCAAAACCCTGAAGCTATACCTACTGCTAGAGACTTTAATTTAAAAATGATTAGAAAAGCTTTTATAGACTCTGGTATGAGTCCGAGAGAATACGATAAATACTTTAATGCTGGTAAGAGAGCATTTAACCAGAAGTTTCCATCTGCTCGTAAGAATTACTATGAAGATGCTGTTATAAGCAACGCTCTCTATGATGTACATAACAATTACGGACCAGAGACTAAAGACTACCAAGCTAAGATAACTAAGATGTTAAAAGAAGGTAAGTTTATTAGTAGTGCTAAAGCGTATAACAAAAGAGCACAGATATGGTTTAACACAGGTTTATCTGCTAATAGTGAAGTATCTAATGAGTATTTAAACAAGTATTATAATAGATATAAAAAAGAATTAAATATAAAAGGTGACTTTAAACCTCTAAGATTTTTTGGTAACAAGAGTGATTATAGAGTTAGGGGTGCAATATGGGATGACGGGGTACATAAAGGACCAACAGATGCAAATGGAAAAACTATAAATATAGTTAGTAGAAGTAATAAAGAGAGACCAGAATCTTTTGATGGTCACATTAGTGCATTACCTGAGTTTATATACGCTTTAAACAAGGCTAATGGTTTATCTAATGAGGGTAGAGTAAACAAATCTTTTATAGTACAACCTGATTCTAGGAACGGAGCTATGCTTGGTAAGTATATGTTCCACGAAGCGTCACCAGAGTTAGCAAAGTCTATGAGAAGAGATGGTATACATTTCCTAGCACCAGAGTCAGCAATAAAACAAATGGGTACTAGAAGATTTGCTGATGTTCTAAACCCTAATATAAAAGATACATATACACAGAAAGATTTAGAGAATGAACTAACACGACTTGGTATACAATACAGAAAACACCCCACAGATGAAACAAGAATAGGTGAGATATATATACCAGAAGAGTTGCAACGTCAGGGTATGGGTACTCGTGTTACTAAGATGTTTGAAAGAGTAGCTAGAAACGAAGGTAGAGATAAGATTAGAATAAATGCTGTTGGTGGTCGTAAAAGTTTAGATAGTGCAGATATAGATAATGTAGAGTTTTGGAAGAAGCAAGGGTTTGTAAAAGACGAAGAAGCTATAAAAGATATGAAGGATGCTAAGATACCTTTTGAGCAAACACTAAGACCTAATACTTTTGACCCTAAGATGCGTAACAAAAAGACGATAGTTATGCCTATGGTAAAAACAATAGGGACTAACAAGAGATGGAGAATAGAAGGTGCTACATACGATATTAATCTAAGCAATATTAGAACTATACTTTCAGAAACTACTACAAAAAAAGATTTACAAGATGCAAAGTTTGCTAAACAGTTATGGTCTACTATAATGCACTTTGGTAAGAATCGTACAAATCCAGATTTAGTTAGAGCAATGGCTAGTGAGCTAATACAAAACTCTGTAAGAGGTGATGATACAGTAAATGCTATGTGGGATGAGCATATTAAGAATCCTAATAGAGTATCTGAGATAAAAGTACTAGAAGATATAGACTCTGTATCACTTGATAGATTGATGGAGTCTGTTACGGATACCAACAATGAAGAGTTTGCTAGTAAGGTATACGATAAAATACTAAAGAACTCTAAAGAAAGTGCTAGGTTAGATGCAGAAGATGCAGAGGTTTTAAAGGATGATTACTTTAGTTCATTAGGGGAAGTTAGTGAGTTTGATAGCATTATAGATAGGATGGGTGAGTTGTACCCTGAAGGCAACCTTGGTTTTTATATGCATAAGATGGCTAGAAACTATAGGCAGAACTCTGTAAAGAATTACATAGTAGATAGGATTAGTAGACCAAAGCTTAAGAATGGTATGAAGTCTAGGATGAGACCTTGGGACCAAGGTATGTGGAACGATGATAGACTTAAAGAATTAAACATACATCAAGATATATTTTTTCTAGATGACGGTGCAAAGTCTAAAAGAATATACGACCCGTTCTTTTCAAAAGGTTATGAAACGCTTGGTAATATATGGAATGAAGTGTCAAAAGAAACTAAGCTATACAAAGATAACAAAGAGTTTTATGATGATTTATTAGAAGCAGTAAATATGCGTGTTCCTATGGATTCACAAAGTGGAGCACACGTTCTAAAGTTTAGAGGTTTTACTGGCACTCCGGGTCAAGGAGTATTGTTACACGGAAGAGCTATGGAAGCTCTTGGAGGTGCAGACCTAGATGGTGATAAAGCATTTATATTTTTTGGTGGTAAGTCAGGTATCTGGAAAGAGTGGAAAGAAATATGGAGAGGTCAGTACGATGAGTATGTAGATAAAAATGGTATAATGAAAGATGCTAAGACTGAAGAAGCTAAGAAACTATTTACAAAACAGGACCAGTTTGTAAGAACTGTAGGTGACTCTCAGTTTAGTAAGTATGACCCATTCTGGAGATTGTATATGTCTGAAGCGGCAGGTGAAGGAAGGGATACTTTAGGAGCGGCGGTAACAGTCAGGCAATCTTTAGCAAGTAGTTACGATGCATTAAGGTTTGCTGTGGATACAGACAAGCTTGGTAATTTTAAATGGGTACAAAATTCTAATGGAGTAGGTGGTCAATACTTACCTACTGTTGTTAGGAAAGGAAGTTACTATTATCCTATAGAGATTACTAAACAAGGTCAGGTCATATATCTAAAACAAACTCCTAAACCAAACTCTGTACAAAAATTTAAAGAACTATCAAGAGCGGCGATTAACTTAGGTGCTGACCCGATGGATGAGGCTGGTATAGTAGGCGTAGATAAGATAAAACAGATACTTACTGATACGCTATTTAATTTTGAATACCAGACTATGAAGAAGATTGGTAACAAGCAAGACCCTAAGTATGTTTTTACCAAGGCTAGTTGGTATTACAAAGGAAAGAACAACGACAAAGCTAGAGATTTAAAAGCTCAGGACACTATGGGTGGTTTACAGTCTGTCTATGGTAGGCTTAATAATCTATTGTATGGTAATAGTTTTCAGAGTGGTAAGAAGTACAGCCTTGGTGAAATACAAGCTGGTGTTAATGATGCTAAATGGTTACCACCTGTAATGCGTAATAACTTAGTTAGCTATATAGCTGATGAGTATAGAAAGATACCTTACGAAGATAACATATTTAGAAGACTAGACAGAGAGTCACTTGATGATTTGTATAATTTTAATAGAAGAAGTTTTACTGGTGATGACAATCTGTTGTCCTTGTTTGAGAGAACAAGTATGACTAGTCGTATGGGACCATTGATTGATAATATTATTAACTACAGAATATACGATGTAGATGAAAGAATTAAACTAGCAAACAACAAAGAAAGGTTTTGGGATTTATTTAAACGAGAATGGCATCCACAGTTTGATGAGCTTTCAAAAGGTAAGAAGAGAAATCAAATGGGTAGGATACCTAATCATCTTTACTATACCTTTACGAAGAACAGAAAAAATACTAGCAAGAACGATAGGTTACAATACCTAGAGTTTAAGTTAAATCAAGCTGAAGACTTTGTTGTAAACGATTTGAGCGATATGGCTTCTCTAAAACATATTATGAAAGTTAAGGAAGACAATAACATATCAGACCAGGATTTTAGAAGGGTAAACGAATATGTAAACCAAGTCAAGAGAGACTCTTATTGGGTAAAGAAAGCATCACAAGAGTTACTAGAGAATGTAAGAGAGATAGGAAGAGAGCAAGGTGGTAAGTTTGATTCTGAAAGATTTCTAGAGATGCTTGGTGTAAGAAAGAAGTCAGGTGCTGGTTTGGACCAAAGACAAGTTGACAATACTATACTACTACATAAAAAAGAATTGAGACTTAGAAAGTTACACGACCTATACGATGCTATGCTACTTGGTACATTTCAAAAGACAAACTTAAAGTTAATTAACAAGCTTGAGAAAAGAAGGCGACTAAATGAGTCGGAGATAAAATTTTTGTCTTTGCTTAGAAAACACGGACAGAATACATCTTTATTAAGAATAGGGTTTGCATCTAAGAGCGTAAAAGATAAGAACGTTAAGGCTCATTTAAACGAGTATAACAAGCTTTATAAACAGATAACAGAACCTACTGCCAAAGATGTAGAAGACATTAAAGAGGTTGGTGCTGGTAGTGAAAAAGACAGACCATCTAGTTATAATGATGAGATGGGTAAGATGCCTGAAGGTAAGATTATAGAAGCATCAGACTTATCAGAAGCTGATAGATTTTATATGGATATGATAGAACCATTTAAAGGTTTAAAGAGTGGTAAGGTAGAAGACCCAGAGCTAATGGAAACTATGTTAAACATAGAAGGTCATATGAAACACTATCATAATATGGATTCTAGAGCATTTAATGGATTCTTTAGGTCCTTGTTTCAAAAGAATATTAACCAAGCTACTAAGTTTGACCTGCAAAACTTTGACAGAGTTCTATCTGATATGCGTACTGGTAGTATGTTTGTAAGGTTTATAAACTATATAACTGGTAAATCTAATAAACTACCTGATATCGAAAGAAGATACTGGATGAGATTCCCCGAAGCTAATCAAAGAGAATGGTTAAAGTATCCGGGTATGATGAAGTGGGAGAAAGATGTTGCACCGTTTAAAGATAGATTTAACAATAGCATAGTAGGTGAAGTTGTTAGACCTACTACTGTAATAGGTGACCTACAGAATTATGCTTACAAAACAGCAGAGTTTTCTTTGCAGAGTTCTGAGGAAGAAATAAATAAACTAAGAGATGAACTTGCTCCATACATACAATCACACGCTGATGGAAGAGAACTGTGGAGGATTGCTATACCTATAAGAGAAAGAGGTATGGTATCTTTAATATCAGAGATTCAAGGAAGTGGCTCTAAGATGAGTCACAGACAGATGGAGTACATACAGAACTATGAGAAAGTACAGCCTAAATTTAGAGAGTTAAGAAATAAGCAGTATGTTATACCACTAAAAGATGGGAATGTCAAGATGAGTGGTGGTCAGATTATAAAAAAGATAAACGACATTATCACACAAAAGAACAAGGACATAGCTAAGTATATAAATGGTGACACTAAGTTTATGGATGAGTTTTTAAAGGTAGCTTACAATAGGAATGGTGAGCTTACTTGGCACGGAATTGACGCAGTTACAAACAAATGGATAAAGTATAGTAAGGAAAAATTTAGAAAAGGTCAGAAGATGGACATCTCTAAGTTTGGTATAAATGGCGTAATGGAGATATCTAAACTTGCACAGATAAGATATTCAGTTCCAAGAAGGAGAAGGACTCAAGCCATACTAAGAAGACTATCACAACAGCTTGGTGTAGGTATTAAAAGAACTGACTTGTGGGACCCAGAGGTATACTTTCCTCATTCTATGTTTGATAGAAAGAAAGTACAGACATCATTGTCAAAAGCTTTAGATTCTATTTTTGCAAACAAGAAAATGACTAGGGCACAGAAGTTTAAGAACGCTAAAGAAATAATATACCAGTCGCATACAATGACAGGAGACTGGGCACCTAAGTCTATTAGTGAACAGAACTACGATGTTATGGCTGATATATACAGCAAGATGTCTGATACTGTTGGTCAGGAGAAAGGGCAAAAACCTATACTACCTAGCAAGTTTAAGAAAGCATATAGTCAGTATCAAAGAGACTCGCACATAGGAGGTTGGTCCATAGAACCAGAAGCCTACGAAAAGAATATGAAGAACTTGATAGATACATTCTATAAAGAATCTATGCTTAGTCTATCAAGAATGCATATACAAGAGTTTCATAGGAAGTTTGCTAAACAAACAAAAGACAATAAGTTGGCTACTCGATGGGGTAACTTTTTAAAGTTGTTTACTCAGTCTGCTATGGGACACCCTATAGATATACCTGAAAACATAATGGCTGACCCAGCTTACAAGCTAAGTCTAACACCTTACAAACATTTTGCTGATAGCGAAAACAGAAAGAGAATAGATTTTATTAGAGACAAGTTAGGATTACAAGACAAGTCACTAAAAAAGTATGGTATGACTAGAGAAGATGTACCTGAGCTACAAGACATTACTCAGAATCAACTACAACATTGGAGCGGCTTAGAAGCTAAGTGGCAGATGGCATCACTACTTGCCCATCCTAAGTCTGCTATAACTAACTTGTTTGGTGGTACGATACATACAGGCATTAGTGCAGGTATAGACAACCTAAGAAAAGCTCGTGACATAAACTATCTAAAAGCTAACATTAATCCTAACTGGCGTAGTATGAGAGATGTAGAGAAGTGGGTAGAAGGGCTTGGTATTGTCGAAGAGTTTTTATTGTACGAAGCGGGATTAAATAAAGACATTCGTAGTAAAAGAATGAATGAGTTTATTAGAGATGCTTCAGAAAAAATTAAAAGAAATCCTGAATTTTCTGATGTTAAACTTAAGGAACTAGCAAAAGAATATAAAATTACTGATAGTGTGTGGAATAAAGCTTCTTGGTTTATGCGTAGACCAGAAAGAACTCTTCGTAGAGATGCTTTTTTAGCACACTATATCAAGGCTAGGCAAGAATTTAAGGGTGCTATAAGAGATTATGACCACCCTTTTTTAATAGAGATGGGTCGCAAGGGTGTAAAAGCTACACAGTTTTTATACTCTGCTCCGTTTAGACCAATGTGGACGAACAGTGCTATGGGTAGGGTAATGTCTCGTTTTCAACTATGGAGCTGGAACTCAGTGCGTTTTAGAAATGATGTACTCTCTGAAACGAGGAAAATGGGGTATCAGCCGGGTACGCCTGAATACGAACGTGCAAAGCGATTGATAACTGCTGACCTTATGGTCTATGCTTTATCAGGTATGTTTATGTATAGTCTTTTTGACAATGCACTTCCAGCTCCGTATAATTGGTTCCAAGATACAGCAGACTTTTTGTTTGGTGATGAGAAAGATAGAGAAAGAGCATTCTTTGGTGCACCATCTGGTCCTCTGTCTATACTTAAGCCACCAGCATTTAGGTTTAACACTCCTTTATGGGAAGGTTTAGTTAATGGTAACTGGGACAAGATGACTAACTACTATATTTATACCTTACTTCCGTTTGGTAGAATCGTCAAAGATGTAGTAGGACCGGGTGGGTTTATAGAAAATCCATTCTACGCTGTAGAGAAAATGACTGGTGTACCTTACATAGCACTTGGTAACAAAGTCAAAGAAGCTACAGCAGGTGATAAAGAAGTGAAAGGATTGTTTGCAGACTTGTATTAAAAGTTTGCACTCTGCTCACTAACGTCTTTTATAAAAGAGTGGTGCCGAGAACATAAGGACTCCCGGCACCGGTATAGTACGAAACGACTATGGCTTTAGGTTTCGTATAGAATGTGTCGTTGGGTCTACAATCCTAGACATCATTCAGCCTACCCATTGCTATATAAAATAGCTCTGGAGTAAGTCTTTTTAAGTTACCTTCTTTACATCTACTAGCCATTCTAGTGGTAACACACTTTAATTCATACATTATCTGGTCCATAGCACCAGCACCAAGCTGGATACCGTGTTCCTTAAATGTCTTTTTGATTTCAGCTTTTGTCATAAAGACCTCCTTAAATGAAACAAGGTCCCTCCTACTATCCACTATTATGCGAGGAGACACAATTCACCGTGTAAAGAACCTCTATTATAGCTTCATACTTCGGTCAGGACCTTGTTATGTTTTATAGGGAGTAACGGTGCCAACCTACGATTAAATAATCAACTGTACATTTGTCAGTCTTAATTCCTAATCTGTTATTATTCCTAAGCATTATTGCTATCCTTGGATTAAAAACAAACGACCTAACTCCTGTTAGGATTTAATCGTTACTCCCTAATTGTTAATCGCAATTAGAACCGGGTATACAACTAGTGTATTCACCTGTTCTTTCTCTTAATGATTGTTCGTCATCATTCGTCCAGTTGCAACTTTCTTTCATATCTTTTATCAAATCATTAACTTTGTGTCCATACTGTATTTGATTTTCTTCAAAAGCTTTTGAACTTAGCATCTGCATACCAGAGAATATTATTTTTAATTCGTCTGGTTGTATTGACTTTCTTATACTAGCTTTTTCTTTATTCTTTTTATCTTCTAGCTCTAATATTTCTGCCGCTAGATACACGACTAAATCAAACATCTCATACAAGGACTCTTTTAAATTGTTTCTACCACCTTCTCCGTTTAAAGGTATTGCTTGTTTGTATTTGCTTTGTCCCAAGTCTAATCTGTTCTTAACAAAATCAAGTACTCTTTGGTTATTCCCCATTAGTATCTGCCTCCTTTGGCTAATTTTCTCATTACATAAATAGTTAACTCTTCTGGTAACTCCCCTATTAATTGAATTAACAATAAGAAATCTTCCTCATTAAGAGGACCTTTTCTTGTATTGCAGGTCTTGCATATTAACTGCAAGTTATCTACACTACTTGGTCCGTTTTTAACAAGTGGGATTATATGGTCACAGGCTATGTTTCTGTAATCTAATCTTTTATCACAGTACTTACATCCTGTTCCATACACATCATAAAACATTTTTCTTATACCATCTTTATCTATAGTACAAGGTACATCAGCTTCTTTACTTCTTCTTTTTAAAGAAGACATAAGCGTAGACATTTTAGATGAGAGTCTTTTGTAGGCTCTGTTCCAAAAAGTCTTATGTATTGGTTTTAGTTTTGATTCAAATTGTTCTTTCTTCATAATATAAAAGGGGGAGCAATAGACCGAATTACTACTCCCCCCGGTTCAGAAGTTATGCTAATGTATACTCAGCGTAACTGTTACCAGTATGACTCTTTACATTATTAGTTTTTATATTGTGACCCATTTGTCGTAGGTCAAATATAACTGCGGCTAATCTAAAGACTCCACAACTATTTAAAGCTGACATTGGAGTTACTTTACTTCCGTTTTCTAACATTTCAAGTATCATTTGTTTCTGTGATTTTCTACGTCTTGGCATAGATTCTCCTTATTTATTGTAAAGTGAATATGTATACCTAGTTTCCATATAGAGAGTGATATATCAACATCTGTTGCTTTATCAGAATACATCATTAACAAACCAAATCTAACTATGTTACATACAGTTATGTACGAACCTCTGTTATACTTGTTGTTAATAATATGTCCTCTTAAGATGCCATTTAGCAATCTCATCAGCTTCTCCTTACTCTTTTGACTTTTTCAGTATAGAAACCCGGTACTGGTTCACCTTTTGTTAAGACCTTTCGTGCTTCCTTTTTGTTTATCTTTTCTACCATCTCTACACTTTTATATGCGTCTGGTATCTCGTCAGCATTAGTAATCACTACAGGTCCGTATGTTTCATACAACTTATATCTAGCTGTTGCAGTCTCATAAACTCCGTTATCATCTCCAAGCTCTTCTACAACCATAGGCAGTAGTGTTTTATTAAAGTAGTCTTTCATACTTTCTACTGCTTTCTTCCGTATTCTTAGTCTGTTTTGTTCTGTCTTTATTGCTTCTATTTCAGCATCTATAAGATGTTCTCTTCTAGATAGTTCGAGCATATAATGGTCGATACCATCTACTTTCTTTCTGATTTGACCTTGTACTTGTTGGAGCTTTTCTTCTATAACAAGCTGGGCTTCACTATCTTCTTCCCATTGTCTCTCTATATCTAAGTCGATATAGTCTCCTATCAAGTCTCTAGTTGTTTTCTTTGGTAAGACCATATGATTCTCTCTCCTTCTTTAGTCTCTGTTTTATAATCCATTCTATCTGTTTCTTTACTGAGCGTTTTTCCTTTTCTGCTAGACTTTTTAACAGCATCTTTTCGCTAGTAGTGAGTTCAGCCTTTACTATGTGTAACTTCATTCATACCTCCTTGGTAATCTAAACGATGGTGTCCACTTTAAATCTACTGTGAATAAATCACCATCTGAGTTTTTAAACAATTCTACAGTTTTATCTGCACTATCTTGTTTACCATTGATACCTATTACTTTGCGTGATGCATTTTCTATTGCACCACTACCTTTACCTGCGTAAATGTCAAGTATTTGGTTTCTACTGTATTCTCTGGATACCTGAGAGACTTGTATGATAATAATATCCATATTCACAGCTAGATTAGATAGGTAGTGACTCACATATTTAACCTGTTCGTATTCTCCTCTTATATGTGGAGGTGTTTCTACTAGGTCAATGTAGTCTACTACTACCAGCCTTGGCTGTAGGTCCCTTACTTGTTTTTGAATTAAGTCAGGGGATGGACTTATTGTTTGCATTACAACGTGGTCCAGTAAGTGTCCGTATTGCTCACCTATTTTCTTAGGTGTTAAGCTTACTTGTTCCTTACTCAAACCACTCACGATTTGTAGATTTCTCCTGTGCATATACCAACCACTTAACTCTAGTGACAAGAATAATGTAGGCATATGCCAGTTCTTGTTAATAGTGTTCTTCATAAAATCATAACCTAATGCTATGTTTTGTGCTAGTGTTGTTTTATTTGCACCTGTAGGACCAAAGATAGTTACTAACTCGCCGGGATATACTGTACAATCTTTGTCTTCTAAACCAAACATTTGGCTTAAGTCTATTGCACGTCCAGAAAAGTCTGTTGTTAGTCTGTCTTCTAAATCTACTTGTAGGTTACTGGATGTTTTAACATCAACTAGATAGTCTTTATTTTTGTAATATATACACCTTGGTTGACACACTGTTTTT